CTTCCAGCGCTCGAAAGATACGCAGATGCATCGCCGTCAACCGTGGTCGTGACTGCATCGGCGTTCAGATCGAACACGTCAACGTCGCCCGGTTTGTACATGGCAAGGTACTTGCGTCCGTCCCGAGTTCGGAAGTTGTGCCAGCCGATCACAGAGGATGCTGATCCAAGAAAGCCCACAAGATCGGTAGGCGGTCTACGCGTCAGACCAAGTACAGGATCAGAAGATATGTTCTCCTGAAGAGTGCACTGACCATCGAGACGATCTCGTGCAGCCTGCTGCGATACTCCCTGTAGCAGAGAGCCGAGCGATCCATCGACCTTCATCGAATCTGCCCACCGATCAGGTTCGGGTTACGACTGTAACCAGAGCCGATGCGAGACAGCAGACGCTGAGCGTACGGACTATCGAGAGCATTCACGCCAGTAATCTTTAGCTCCGCAGCTTTGAGCTTAGCGAACGCAATCATAGTTTGCTTCTCAAGCTCGCCAGCTTTGAACGTATCGCCATCGTCGTCGAGGTTGATCGTCTGACGCGACTTGTGCATCAGGTAGCTAGCCGCAAGAGACGGAAGGCTTTCGATAGGCAGACGCACAATGATATCGACAACGACCTTGCGGCTGATGACGTTCGTGTGCTCGATGCTGTCGTAGATGTAGTTGCCACGCCGAACGTAGCGCAGCTTCTCAGCCGGTAGCTTGCGCTCCACGTCCGAGATACGGAGGTCGAGTGCAGATGCCGGGACACTCACACGTCCCTCGTTGTCGGGGACAAGCGTGAGCAGATGTTCGCGGTTGAACCACCACCCTGTCTGTTGAAAGTCTACGTCTTCCGTATCGAGGATACGTGACGCTGCCTGTACAGACGGATGCGTGGATGTAGTAGAACTCACACCGCCCTCACCGATAACGGAGAGCATTGAGTTAATAATTGTAGCGCGGTCCACTTTATATCCTATGCAAAATGCCCGGCCACTCTTGCGAGCGACCGGGCGAATTGGTGTAGTTAAAGTTCAGGCTTACGCCTTGAACACAGCACCGCACACGTCGGGGCGGTTGACCGAGACACCGAACGCCAAGAAGCTGTCGATGAACCACTGCTTCTCTTCACGGTTGAACCAGATGTCCGACGTGAGAGGAATGGTCTCGCCAGCCATCAGCGACTTCGGATGCAGGATCACAGCGACGGCCTTCGCCTCAGTCGCGGACACATCGTACGCATTGCTGTTGCCAGCATTGGACAGGAAGTGACCAGTGATCGCAGCCTTCGGCAGGCGCGCAGTCTTGACGATGCGAGCACCGTGGATCAGGTAGAGCAGACCCTTGGCATAGCTGCCGTTGCTGTCTGCGCCTTCGCCTGAGAAGATGCTGGACATCAGCTTGTTGTGGTCGAGCAGCACTTGGAAGTGCGTCGGACGAACGAAGACAACCAGTTCTTCAACCGGAATCTCTTCCTCTTCCATCGCAACGATGATGCCCTGAATGGCCGCAGACAGCTTGTCGGGATCGAGTTCGTCACCGGCCGAGGCCAGCGTGGCGTTCTTGCCAGCGCCAATAGACTGCTTGGAGGCAGTACCGTCACCGAGGACCGGGGCCGCAGCCTTCGAGCCCTTGATGCCCATGATGATGAACGCCTGATCGAAGAAGAAGCCAAGCTCCTTACCGTGATCCTGCGCAAGCTCCATGCGCGCATCGAAGTGCGTCTGAAGGTCGTTCAGCATCGAACGGTTGTCGCGCGCGAGCACGACGGTATCGACGGTCAGCGAGACCTTGCCGAACGGGGTAGTCTCACCCTGCGGGCGAACGCCAGCGGTCAGTGCCTTCAGCGTGGTACGACCAACGCGGTTGTTCGTAATGGTATCCGTACCGCGAACAGAGCGAACCTTCGCGTACTGCCGCATGATAGCGGACTTCTTGAACTGGCTCTCGACTTCGCCGCCGTACTGTTCAAGAAGAAGATCGGTACCAACGTCAGAGAGATCGGGACCGGGAATTTCGTAAGACAATATTCTATCCTATAGGAAATGATACAGCGAAGTGCTTCGTGCTCTCCGCACTAGTCCGCTGTATCTCCTAATAGGGAGGTACAGCGTCTAGTCAGTATGTTCAGTGGGTTAGATGCCTGCGGCCTTACCGGCCCTGCGACGCGCATCGATAGCCTGAATTTCGGCCTGTGACGCACCGCGAGCATGCGCAGCCTTCAGCGTAGTGAGGTAGTCAGCGCGAGTAAGATGCGTACCGATAACCGTGCCCGTGCTGTCACCAACAGCGAGCTTGTTCGTACCGAGACCCTTCTTGTTCGGCGCAGCATTGTACATGCGCAGCAGTTCACGAGCGCCAGCCTCCGCACGGAAGCCGCCCTCGTCGATCATGCCACGGATCGCGTCGATCTGTGCTTTAACCTGCGGGTCCGCCTTCTCAGCAGCATGCGCCCAGTCTCGTACAGTCTTCCAGTTCTGCTCGCCGTTGAAGACTTCGTGCACCGCCTTGACGGATGCAGCCTGCTTCGCAGCGAGTGCAGTGTAGTGCGCCTCGACGCCCGCCATAACGAGCGTAGCCTTGTCCTTACCGAGCTTGGCTTCGAGACCCTTAACGTCAACGTCCTTCAGGTCGCCTGACTTGAGAGCCTTCTCGAAGAAGCCGTTCGCTTCGTTAGGACCGATGCCTGCTTCCTTGAGCAGGTTCACAGCAGCGGCAGCAGCCGGGCTGTCGGAGAAGTCTACGTAGTCCTTGAGCGGACCAGCGGCTTCCTTCTCGTCAGCAGCCTTCTTGTCGGCCGCAGCCTTAGCAGTCGCTTCAGCCGCCGCCTTATCTTCGGCAGTCGGTGCGGGCTCGTCTTTGTTCGTACCGTGCTCCTCGTCCATACCTTCCGGCTTGTCCTTCTTCGGAGCAGGCTTCGGAGGTTCGTTCGAGGGGGCCGCAGGAGCCTTGGGAATGCCGTCACCAGAAGTGATAGCACCCGCATCAAGGTTCTCAGTGGTAGCGCCCTGTGCGGCCAGTGCCTTGTCAGTGGCGGTAGCTTCAGTCGTCATGCAGTCTGTGATCCTTGTACTGCTACCTTACCGGCCTCTTGGGCAACGGCTCCGGCAGCTTTGTATTGTTCTTGTGCAGCTAGCTGCTGTTGCTGCTGCTGGTCTCGCTGTGTGAGTTCGTCCTGAGTGAACAGGAACTTCGAGTACTCGACTTGAAGGTTCGTAGCGGTGTACGCGGCGAACTTCAGCGGGTTGATAACCGCGCGTACGTCGTCAGGCACGTTGTTCAGTAGACCAAGCGAGTTGATCCACTGCACCACGTTCTCAAGCTCTCCCTGTCGAGAGAGGCTATCCATGCCAGTGATGATCTGCGGCTTGATGCCCTGCTCAAGTCCTGTGAACTTGATATGGTCGAGCGTGATGTACGCAGTCGGCTTCTGCCATTGCAGGGCCAGCCGCGAGTAGATACCACCCACAGACATTTCGAGTTCATTCGCCTGCATCCTGATCTCTTCAGCCGTCACGCGCTCTGCACTACGAGTTAGTGTAGAGTTCAGCAGGAACGCTTGCGCGATCTGCTTCTCGTAACGCTCGATCATGGTGACGATGAAGTTCGCGTCGTTAGCCTTGTTCAATTGAACAGCTACAACGTCGCCTTCCTTGCCACTGTGATACGAACCGGCATCAGAGTTATTCAGTGCAGCAACATCCACGAGCGACGCAGGGTTCACTAGGAACTTGATGTCGCCCATGATCGCAGCCAGATTAATCAGCGACTGCGTGAGAACCTCGATCGCGTGGAATGCACCCGCGTAGTCTTCGACAAGTCCTCGTCCGTAGTCCTCGCCGCGAACAAGCGTCCACGTCAGGGGTATCCACGGCAGAACATCGCGGGGCCAGCTAGCGCCTTTCGTATCGAGTTCAACGTGACCAGCTTCCTGCTTCGCGTAGAACTTACCATCCTCATGCAGCTTGATCTGCGTGTAGACAGTAACGTCAGAGCTATCTTCGTACGTCTCATTCTTAGCCGTGCGAAGCAATGCCTGCACTTCAGGATGAAACGTCTCGAACGCCTTGCACTCGCGCGTCATGATCTCGATGACTACGCCGCTAAGATCGCGGACAACACAGTAGTCACGAAGATTGAATACCTGTACAGGCTTCCCTTCAGGGTGATACATCAGAGCGTTGCCTGTCGTGATAAGCAACTGCGCAGCGCTCGTTGCCTGCGGACGGTACGCAACCATGTCAAGGTATTCCATCGCTTCGCGCTCAGTGGCGTTAAGCTCTGCATCAACCTTGCTGGTTAGTTCAGCGACTTGCGCAGGGTCAGCGTTCTGCGATATAGCCTTGATCTTCTTCTGTTGCGTTGCGCTGAGTGACAGACGGAAGAACGGTCCTTGCGGACGGAACAGAGTGGTGACAACTTTGTTGGACAGATGGTTCACTGAGCGTGCACCGATGCTGTCATTGCTCAGTTGTCGTTCAGCAGAGTCCTCCGTCATTGTCTCGAAGGGAAACAGAAACGGTAACGTCCATCGAGCGTACTGTTCGCTGCGAAGCTTCAGGCTAGTCTTCTTACCGTCCAGCTTATCCCACCGCTGATGAAGCGTGCCGATCGGTGCGGAGGTCTTAGCCATTACAGGCCGAGCCCACCCTTACCGAGGCCACCGAGCGGCTTACCGAACACACGCTTCTCAGTGAAGCCTGCGTAGTCCGGAGTAGCAGTCGTTCCCGGCTTGGCCGTAGTGTCTCCAACCTTAACGTCTGCACCGGGAGTGCGTGCAGTGGTTGGTGCAGTCGGCATGACTACCGGAGGCGGGGCAGGAGTATCATTCTTGCCGCCACCGAACAGCGCCGCAGCGCCGCCTAGTGCCGC